GTTCGGGACATCTGACCAAATTGGCTCTGACGGTGTATCTGCTGTTGCCTCTGTATACCCACTAATGTATTTGATAGGAGCTTCATTAGGACTTATTAACGCTTTTTTCATATTTATTCTCCTTATTGTTCAATCCATTCAACAATTACACATCCACCAACTCCAGAAAAAGTACCAGCCCCTGGACCAGCTGCACCTGAATCCCCTACAGTAACAGCTACTGGACCGGTTACAGGTATATTACCCGCGTATCCATTACCTCCTACGCCTCCAACACCATTACCGAAACCACTTGAACCTGCTGGTTCAGCACTAGAATTAGGTACATCATACGGGTTAGCTCCAGGTGTTTGAGTAGAGTTAGTTTGAAGATTCGACTGCTTACCTAACGGGCCATAGCGTCCATCACCTCCGGTGTTCGCAGTACCAGCTACAGCAGCAATAGCTATAGCTCCCCCTGAACCTACTGAACCACTACCGGGGTTTCCAGGCACAGTAGTAGGAATTCGTCTACCCCCTTGACCGCCTGTTGCGGAAACAAAAGCACCAAAAGAACTTGTTCCGCCGTTTTGAGTTGGGTTTAGACCACCACCTGTGTTAGGAGATGAACCGCCTCCCCCGCCACCAACTACGTGAGCTGATACATAGTTTGACGAAGAAGGTTTAGTCCATGTGCCTGGGGATGTAAATAATTGAAGTCTTAAACCACCTCCACCGGCTGATACAGTGCCGCTTGTCCAAGTTGTACCATCAGATGTTAGGACGTTACCTGATGTACCTGGAGCGACTTCTTGAAATGATGATGTACCATTACCTAATAAAACGTTGTTAGCTGTAAAGCTTGAAGCGCCTGTACCACCGTCAGCGACTGCTAAGTCAGTAATTCCTGTAACTGATCCGCCAGTAATAGTTACTGAGTTTGAGTCTTGTGTTGCAATAGTACCAAGACCTAATGATGTTCTAGCTGTAGCTCCAGATTCTGCAACCCATGTTGAACCATCACCAACAATAAAGTTACCATCTGTTTTTGCTAAACCACCAATAGCAGTTAAGTCTGCATCGTATGCTTGAACATCAACACCAACTTCGGTATCCATAGCTTGTTGAGCCGCCGCTGCAGAAGCTGCTGTAAATACGTTACCACCAACTGCACCTGCACCTAAATTAGTTCTTGCTGTAGCCGCGTCAGTTGCTCCTGTACCACCTTGAGCTACTGCTAATGCGTTTGTTAATGTTAAAGTTCCTACAGAAGCTGTATTAAAATGATTTACTGCGTCAACAACGTTTGTTGCATTGTTAAATACCAACATCGCTTTACCAGCTGGAACGGCTACGCCTGTACCTGTTGAGTTCTTAACTGTGATTGCATCAGCACATCCATTGTTTACAAGGTAGAACTTTTCAATAGCCGGGACTATTAAGTTTTGTGCACCACCTGATGTGCCTGTTAAGTTTAATCTCAAATTACGTGCTGTTTGAGTCGCGTTTGTATCTGTTAGTGTTAGAGTTACTGGTCCACTTGCGAATGTAACATCAGCTGAACCTGTAATAGCTTCTTGAATGGCTGTACCTATGTTTGTATTTGTAGTTACACCCCAAGTTCCTGATTGCTCGCCTGTACCAATTAACTCAAATTTTAAATCTGAATATGTACTTGCCATTTTTAATTACCTCTTATGTATTATGATTTTCCTGTCGCAGGCACGCTTGTTACGTGAACAGCTAAATGTTTCTTACCATTCCACGCGGCACCACAATCAGAACAGGTTCCTGATTCGTATTCTTCGGCATCAACTTCCATGCCACAATTTGAGCACTCTAAGTGCACTTCATATTTATTTATAATTTTACCATTAATTTCTTTTGCGTCTACTATCATGCTGCAATCTCCGTCCAGTTTGGTGTTTGCGACGTATCTATTTCACCCCAAACTAAAGTAAATGTTTGTGTCTGCCCAGTTGCCTGAACTCCTATTACATAGACATTAGCTTTTGCTATTACAGAAGCACTGCCTAATCCTGTTGTGCCTAATACTCCTGTTGGGAATACTGTGGCTTTTGCTACTACAGACTCTTCACCTAACCCTGTGGTACCCTGAACTCCAATAGGGTAAACATTAGCTATACCTATGAATGAAGGTGTTCCAGTTTGACCTGTAGCACTAACGCCGGTTACGTCTACATTACCTTCAGCAATAACTGTTTCTTCACCAAGCCCAGTTGTGCCTTGTAATCCAGTTATACTAATTACGTTGTTTGTAATTAAGGTTTGATTACCTATTACAGCTGTTGCTTCTAATCCTGTTACATCAAGATTTTGCTGTGCTTGTGGTTCAACATCACCTAATGCTGTAGTACCTTGTAGTCCAGTAATACTTATTACATTGTTAGTAATTAAGCCTTCATCACCAACTTGTCCTGTACCTTCAACACCTGTAACAGCAACATTTGCTTCACCAATAGTAGCTTCTTCACCTAGCCCAGTAGTAGCGGAAGTACCATTAACTAATACAAATAGTGTATCAGCGCCCCAAGGGCCTTCACTCCAAGGACCTCCTCCCCAGCCTACATAAGCTACATCAACTGAAGTGTCTCCAACTGCGCCTGTAGAACTAACGCCAGTAAGGTTTATTATCTGGTCAGTTTCAGGTGTTTCATTGCCTAATCCACTTACACCTGCTAGTCCAGTAACAGATATATTATTGTTTGTAATTAGGCTTTCATCACCTAAAGCACTCGTGCCTGCTATTCCAGTAACTTCGGTAGTAAATATAATAGTTACATTTTCATCACCTACATTACCTGTAGCACTTAGTCCAGTAACAGAGACATTATTATTGGTTACTAAATCTTCTTCACCAAGTCCGGTTGTACCAGCTAAACCACTTAATGTGACTGTTGCTTTTGCAACAACTGCTTCGTCACCTACACTTGCAGTTGCAGTGACTCCATCTACATTAACTAATAGTAGTTCTGTACCAAAGCTACCCTCAGACCAGGGCGCTTCACCATAGCCTGAGTATAATGTAGAGGAAGCCATTACTAGCTCCTATTAAGCAATTCTGATAATAGCGTCAGTTGCGTCAGCTGTTGGGAATACAATAGTAAAGTCACCAGCAGTAGAAGTTTTATCTCCACCAAAGTCTAGAACAGCAACAGCAGCATTAGATGCAGATGAGTTATAAATCAAAGCACCAGATGCAGTAATAGTTGCAGTAGACCATGTAGTATTAGCAAAATCAGTAAACGCTGTAGTACCTGATGATGTAGGGGTTACGTTAGTTAGTGTATTACCACCAGCTGAATAACCTGTTCCAGATGCTTCATCAGAGTTACCTGTTACATCAGAATAGTTTGTTGTAGCTGCGCCATATGTACCTACAATACTTGCAGTTGCTCTAAATAATGCAATCTTAAAAGTATTACCTGTACCGTTTGTAAAATCATGTGTTCCTGTTAATAACTCTGTTTTAAACGAGGTACACATTGCTTGTGTTAAACCTGCCATAATTAGCTCCTTATTGTTCTAATAAATTTATAAGTTCAGGGTACCCCGCTTCACGGAGTTTGTTTGCAATAGTCGTATTATACGACATAATTGCTTGCTTTATATAAGTAATCAGTATGCCTCTGATTTGATTTTTAAACGCCTCAGCTTGATCCCTTATGACAGGATTGCTTTGACTACCTACATAAATTATTTTATCCAGTGCCATCTCGGCAACTTCTTCTGGTGTCATTCCTCTATTTTGAGTAGTTATAACTTTAAAGTCACCAGGAGGAAATATGTTTATACTTTCACCTTTCATCGGTTAATCACCGGTATCCTTTCTTGCCCACTTCTGTAAGCATCACGGCGATTTTTACCTTCGCCTAAGTTTTGTAATAACTGCATTGCTTCGTTGTATCTTGCTGTATACATTGCTACTGTGTCCGGCTCTTCCTTAAGGAACGCTGCGGCTTCAAGTAAAGCCCCATATAAAAGAGCAGTGTCGAAATTATTTCCCAACCAAGTAGTACCGGCAGTAACAATAGACTGAGGG